CCGTGTTTCCAAGCCGAGAATCGGCGGCGGCATCCAAGATTTTACCGAGGCACCGCAGACACTCGCGGAACTCCAAAGCATCATGCTGAGAGCGGAACAAATCTGGGAAGAGGTGCCAAAAGAAATCAAGCTCAAATTTGACAACGACGTCGATGAATTTATTGCATCGTTTGGCACAATCGAATGGGCAAAAAATCTGGGCATCTACCAGGAAAAACAAACCGAACCCAAAGCGACTGAGCCAGCAGGAGCAACGGAGGAAAAAGAATGAACAGAAACAAAGACGCAGGATTCAATCAAGTGCCACGTCTGGACATCACGCGAAGCCGCTTTAAAAGGCGGCAAGACGTCAAGTTAACGCTTAACGCAGGACAGCTCATCCCGTTTTATGTGGATGAAGTGCTTCCGGGCGATACCTTCAGCGTCGACCAAGCGGCAATCATTCGCATGACAACACCTATATTTCCAGTGATGGATAACTGTTACATGGACATCTATTACTTTTTCGCGCCGAACCGCATTTTGTGGAAAAACTGGAAGCGGTTTATGGGCGAAAACGACACCGGACCATGGGTGCAGACTCAAGAATACACCATACCACAAATCAAAGTAGCTGGATACAACGAAGAAAAGCCCGGAAATAATAGCTCGAAAACGCCATATGAATGTAGTATAATGGATTACATGGGCATACCGACCCACGTAACTTCCAAAGGAAAAAACGAGTTCACAGTAAACGCGCTACCCTTTAGAGCCTATGTCATGATATGGCAAGAGTGGTTCAGAGACCAAAACGTAGACAATCCAGCAGTCAACTCTACGGACGACGCAACAGTTGAATACAGCGACGACCCGGCAAAAGGCATGAACGGCAAAAACCCCGACATCGAGTTCATTCTGCAAAGCGCATACACCGGCGGCAGACCGTTACCGGTCAATAAGTTCCACGACTACTTTACATCAGCACTGCCAAGTCCACAGAAGGCAGGAGAACCTGTAGTAATGCCCCTAGGCGGAACAGCAAACGTGCTAGCCATGAACAAAGACGGTACACCGGACAACGGCATGAATTACTTCAGAGGCACAGGAAGTGGTACATATGCAACCGGACAGAACGTCACCGTCGACGGACAAAGTACATATACGATCGAAGGCTCAGAAATGGCGGCAGGGGGAAGCACAAAATTTAGCTTCCTTAAAACAGACCTAAGCAGCGCGACGTCGGCAACCATCAACCAGCTGAGACAGGCTTTCCAGGTACAAAAGTACTACGAGGAGTTAGCACGAGGCGGAAGCCGATACCGCGAAATGATTTATTCGCTGTTTCATACCAAAATCAGCGATAAAACGGTGCAAATCCCGGAATATCTGGGCGGTACACGCATCACCATCAACATGAGCCAGGTCATCCAGACTAGCGGAACAACCACCGAAAGTCCGCAGGGCAACACAGCAGCCGTAAGCGTTACACCATACAATGGCAGTATGTTTACTAAGAGTTTCGAAGAGCACGGCTTTGTTATCGGCGTATGCTGCATCCGGCATGACCATACTTACCAGCAGGGACTCGAAAAGATGTGGAGCCGTAAAACCAATCTCGACTTTTACTATCCAGTGTTCGCAAATCTGGGCGAACAAGCAATTTTGAAAAAAGAAATCTACCTAACGGGAACAGAAACGGACGAACAAGCATTTGGCTATCAGGAAGCATGGGCAGAATACCGCATGAAACCAAACCGAATCAGCGGCAAATTCCGGAGCAACGCAACGGGAACGCTGGATAGTTGGCACTATGGAGACAACTACAAAGAGACGCCAAGTCTGAGTCAAGCATGGATGAAAGAAGGAGACTCTGAAATTCAACGAACTTTGGCAGTGGATAACGAACCTCAATTTATCATGGATACTATAATTGATAACACGTCGGTTAGACCTATGCCTATGTACAGTATTCCGGGCCTCGCAGACCATCACTAAAAACAGAAAGGGGGAAAGCCCGGGGCAATACCCCGGGCATATTTTTATGGGACTTTTAGCAACATTCGGAATGGGGCTTCTCAAAGCAGCAGTACCAAGTCTAATAGGAGCAGCAGCGAATAAACTGTTTGGAACAAGCTCAAGTTACGGACAGCAAGGGCAAGCAAACAGTCAAAGCAGCGGTTCGAGCTGGTCACAAGGCTCAAGCGACAGTGCAAGCTTCAGCAACAGCGGCACAAACGACGAAATAAACAAGAGCATTGCAGCACTGGCAAACCAGTTAAGCCAAAGCAGTATGGCCGGACAGCAAAAATACAATCGCAATTCCATGCTAATGCAAATGGGGTACAACACCTTAGGAGCAATCCAGCAAGGCGTATACAATCACATCCAACAGCAAACAGCCATGAGTTACAACTCAGCAGAAGCAGCAACAAACAGAGCATGGCAAGAAAGAATGAGTAACACAGCATACCAAAGAGCCGTCGAAGATATGCGAAAAGCAGGTATCAATCCTATCTTAGCATACACGCAAGGAGGCGCAAGCACTCCAAGCGGAGCGCAGGGAACAATCGGAAGTGCAAGTATGGGCATGGCATCCAGCAGCGCACTGGGAGCAACAGCATTACCGGGCATCAAACAAGACGGAAGTTGGAGCAGTCATAGCGAAGCATGGAGTCACGCGGAAAACGCAGCACAGAGCATCCAGCAAGCTATCATGTCGAGCAGCTCAAGTCCGGTAAGACTCAAAGGAGACATGGAGGCCATAACCGAAACAGCAGTAGAAAACGCAGCCAAACTAAAAGAAAAATTCGCAGCTTTACCAGTAGCAGACAAAGCAAAAAACGAACTAGCGAATAAAATCGAAAATACAAGAAGATACGGAGGAATAGGCTATATGAGCCTAAACCCGGGAGGTAGATAAATGGGATGCAATAAACCGTTAATCCGGTTTTATGTACCTCACGACAGGGAGGCGAGTGGGCGAGTGTACTCACTCGCCTCTTTTAATGAAGTGCACAAAACAAACCTTAGATATGAGGACCTAATGTACAGAAAAGATGTAATGTTAATACCATGTGGACAATGCACCGGATGCAGACTGCGCAAACGAAAAGACTGGTCAACGAGAATGGAACTGGAAGCATATGGGCACAGCAAAGAAAGCATCTGGTTTATCACACTGACTTACGATGATGACCATGTACCGACGCAAGACACGGAAACAGGAGAAATCTACAAAGGCGGCATAAACATCTGGAAAGGCGCCTCAGAGCGTCCAAGAACGGCGCAAACTCTAAGCGTAGAGGATACCCAACTATTTATAAAAAGGCTCAGAAAGGCCGTCAAAGAGCCTCTAAGATACTTTTTAGCGGGAGAATACGGAGACAACACAGCAAGACCGCACTATCATATGATACTATATGGATGGCATCCGGACGACCTAAAACCAATACACAAGCTATCAAGACACGGTCATTATACAAGCGATAAGCTGGTAAAAATCTGGGGACAAGGCACAGTTGACATTGCACAGGCAACACCAGAGACATATAATTATGTTGCAGGGTATGTAACAAAAAAACTGTACGGCAACGACAAAGAGCGCTACCATAAAATGGGTTTAGTACCACCATTTTGCACAATGAGCCGCAAGCCGGGACTCGGAGACAAGTGGTTTGAGGACAACCAAAAAAGACTCTGGCAGCAAGGGTACATACAACTTACCAACGGAAAGAGAGCAGCGATACCAGAGTACTATTGGCGAAAGCTGGAAGCTGAAAACCCTGAAAAGGCATGGAGAATCAAAAAATATAGGCAGGAAAAAGCTATAGCGTCCTTAATCGAAAGAAACACGGAAACCGATAAACCATATGCAGAACAGTTAAAAGATAAAGAAGCCTCCATGTCAAAAAAGATGAGAAAAGCCAAAGGCGTATTTTGACACTTTGGTGTCACTCAGCCAAGTAACTATCAAGTAAGCTACTTGGCTGAGTGTTTTATTGATTTGTTAAATGCACGCGCACGCGCACGTAATCGCGCACGCGCACGTGCATTATATTATTATTTTTATTATTAACTTGTTGTAGTCGTAGTAGTAGGCACAGTGGAAAAGTTGAAAAAGAGAATAATTCCTCGTTATCACGTGAAAACTAAGAAGAATTCTCAGTTGAAAACTTTGTTGAAAACTTGTTGAATTGTTGAAAGTGTAGCAATATGCACAAAAACCTTTGTGCAACATTTTGTGGAAAACCTGTTGAAAGTGTTGAAAGTGTTGAAAAAGGAATTAAAGGCCGTCCGGCGAGCGAAACCGAAGAGTCACGTCATGCTCTTCGTACGGCGCACCGCGCCTAACGCATGACCTATCAAAAAAACTATTGACAAACCTAAAAAGTGTGGTATAATATAATCAAAGAAAGGTAGGTAACAAAAATGAGGAAACCACGACTGAGCGATAGCACCATGACGAAACTCGAAATTTACGGATACGCAGAAGCCGGGAAAAACGCCTACGAACTAAAAGACTACATCGACACGGAAGGAAAATGTTACACGATGCTTGAATGGACAAACCTTAAGACCGGAGATACAAAACAATTCGATTGGTAAGAATACACAAAAGAGGCTTGACAAACCTCTTTTTTTTATATACAATAAAACCAGTTAAACAGCACAAAAGTGCTTTTTTTACAAAACCATTTATACAAAATAATTTTTTAGGAGGTGTATGCTCTGACTCTCAAGGAAATTAACGCGCTGTTTAACAACATCCGCAAAATCTTAGCCATGTTGGATAAGATTTACCACGCAGTAGAGGGCAACAAGCCCAAGGAGTAAGCCATGAAGGAGAAAGCATGGAACGTACGAGACCAGACCGATACGAGCCTCATGGAGGAACTGACGCGAACCTACAAGGAGATAGACGGCGCGTACAAGCTGCTACGACAGGCCGCAAAGTACGACGACGCAAAATTTTACCTTGACATGGCATTCAGGAAAAAGGCAAAAGCAACAGAAATCGAGGTGGAACTCCTCAGAAGGGAAATAAACCATGGGAAAGAGGAATAAAGTTCACAAGTCCAAAGACGCAAAAATTTACAACAAGACCGCACGAAAAACCAAAGCAATCAACCTTGGCAGCGGAGCAATGCGAGGAGGTATTAGGCTGTGAATATCATCATATGGGCAGGAGTCATCACAAGCATCATCGCAATGTGCTGCGCAAGTTTTGCACTCATCGCGATGGGAATCGACATCGTCAAAAATTGGAGGAAAGAAAAATGAACACCAATGTATATGGCATCTACGACACCTGTGTGATGGGCTATATCACCATCTTCACCGAAAGAGACGACAAAGTCGCCGAGCGTAATTTTAAAATTGCACTCACAGACGAACACAACATCATGAGCAAGACGCCAAGCGACTACAGACTGGTGCGGCTTGCGAGGTTCGACGAAAAAACCGGTCTGTTTGAAGAGGCAAAGGAGAATATCTACGATGGCGTATCGCTCAGTAAGTAATTTCCGGGAAACCGCAACGGCAAAACCGACCGAGGCCGGGGAAAATGTAAGACGCACATACCTTTGGGACCGCAACGAAAAAGGCAAAAAGGTGCTAAGACTCGACCAAATCATCGACCAGCAGGCGGAAATCGACTCCTATTTGGAGGAAACTAAGCTGGAAAACATCGTACGGCGAGCAAGCATCGACCCAGACATCGCAGCACGTATCA